GGTTCTTTTATTCATCGGAATATCTATTGTTTTTAGAGGATGTACGCTTACTAACCAACCCATGATTGGTATAAACGGCATAATTATTGACACACGAAAGTAAGGATAAAACACCGGGAGGGGTAGATGAGTAAGGAATACTGGATAATTCCGCCAGAAATATATAAAAAACTGGACCAAGAATTTAAATTTGACTTTGATCCTTGCCCATATCAGCATATTGATGGGTTTGACGGGACTGTGGTTGAATGGGGTAAATCAAATTGGGTTAATCCCCCATTTCGAAAGTCAGACGGAAAATTTGGTAAAGGTCCAACAGCATTCATTCGCAAAGCTATTGAAGAAAACAAAAAAGGAAAAGACGTTGTGGTCATTATCAATACAAACGCTTTTATAAATATGCTCATTGATGCCGGAGCAGAGATGCGGTCCATGGGGCGGGTTAAATGGCTTGATGGGAAAACAGGGGAAGCGTGGAAATCACCAGCTTGCACAACATTGTTTATATTAAAAGGTGATAAACATCGGCATGGGTTAAATAGCCTTAAAAACAGTTAAAACAATGAAGATTTGCAAAAATTTTGCAAATAACACCGGGAATCCCGGTAAAAACAGGAGGAATAAATGGAGATTATGAACGCACAATTCGACCCAACATCAGTTGGAATTTTAAGACAAGCTTCAATCGAGGAAAGGCTTATCAACAAAAAATCTAGACTTGAATACGAATTAAAAGAAGTTACTGAAGCATTGGAAGCATTACAAGCTAATCCAGAAGTATTAAAGGTTTTGTGTTTAATTAGCAAAATTGGTTATTAAAGATAAAAGCGTACGTGGGGTGATACCCTAAATAAAATATGGCAACATTAAAGCAAAAAAAACTTGCGGTAAAGATAGTCGAAAACCTTCGTAAAGGCAATAAATCCAAGCCTTTAGGTACTCTAATGCGTGAGGTAGGATACTCAAAAGCTCAGTCAACGCATCCGAAGATGATTATAAATACCAAAGGATTTATGGCTCTGCTAGAAGATGCCGGTGTCACTGATGACAAGTTGTCTAGAAAAATAAGAGAAGGTTTAGACGCAACAAAAGTCATTTCGTGTAACGTCATTGCTAAAGACGGCGAGGGGATGAAGGACGCTAACAGCATGACAAAAGATTTTGTTGACGTGCCAGATTATCCGACGCAGCATAAGTTTTTACAGACGGCGCTTGAGATTAAGGGGCATATTAAAGGCGACAATCCGAAAGGTCAAGGCGGCAATGTTGTTGTTATGCCGATGATTATTATTAACGGACAAAAAAAAGTTTTTGATATAGGCGATGCAAAGCATACAGCTTCCTGAAATTCTTGACATCCCCCCAAAGCTTCTTCCGATCATTCTTGATTTAGATAAGTATCGTTATTTTTTAATTGAGGGTGGGCGCGGTAGCGGTAAGTCGCAAACAGTCGGAAGGTTTTTACTTTATCTCGCAGACCAGTATCATTTGAGAATATTCTGCGGCCGCGAAATCCAAAACTCAATCGAGGAGAGCGTTTATATGCTCTTTGTCGATTTGATAAAGTCTTCCAATATGGCTTTCTCCGTCGGGGCTACGAAGATTGACCATAATTCGAGTGGATCAAGCATACGTTTTAAAGGTTTCCGCGAGCAAGGCGCGATCAATATCAAGGGACTTGAGGGTATTCACATTCTTTGGATTGAAGAAGCACAAGCGATAACAAAAAACACGTTGGATATTATTATCCCGACGGTGCGCAAGAATAACAGCAAAGTTTTTTTTACGATGAACCGCACTCTTGCCGACGATCCGGTCTATGTAGCAATGAAAGACCGGGAGGATTGTTTGCATATCCATATTGACTACTTCGAAAATCAGCATTGTCCCGACGCCTTAAAACATGAGGCGCAGCAATGTAAAATAAAAAACCTAGAAGATTATAAACATATCTGGCTTGGTGAGCCTTTGCCTCAAGCCTTAAATGCAGCTTTCCGAGGAGTGGAAGCTTGCGCAGTCGGGGAGTTGTGCGAACCGGCAGGGGGGGATGAGTATGTTCTCGGCGTTGACCTCGCGAGGTCGGTGGATTATACGGTGCTGTCAGTCCTTAACAAACGGACAAAAAATTTCGACTACGTGGAAAGGCTTGAAAACGAAAACCGCACAAGCTGGAATTACCAAGTTGAGAAAATTAAAGCGGTGTCTAAAAAATACAATAACGCGCTAACAATACTTGACTCGACTGGAGTAGGAGACCCAATTGTCGAGAACTTGCAGCGTGAGGGCGTTAATGTTTACCACCACCAGAAGCCGGAGAGCGACGACTCTACGCCTGGCATAAAATTCTCGTCAGTTAACAAAGAAAACCTCGTTGAGAAATTAAAAGTTGCAATTGAATTAAAATTAATCACTTATCCAAATATTAAATTTCTCGTTGACGAGTTGCGAGAGTTTATTTGCGAGACAACTAGCGCCGGCAGACATAGGTATTCTGCCCCGCAAAATAAGCATGATGATGCGGTCATATCTGTTGCGTTGGCCGTGTGGGGGATACGAGACGAAATTTATTTGCGCGAAAAAGAAACGCTCATGCCGTCGAGATCGGAGAAATTCTGGACACGAATAAAGGACGACATAAAGAAAAATAAAAAATCTTTTGACTTAGAAGATAATGAGGTTATGATAAAAGAGGATGGATTTGATGTTAGCGAAAATGGGGGATAATTCATTGCTCTGGTTGATTGAGACGTTAAAGACGCTAATATCCACGAAGTACACCGGAAAGTTTGAAATCCATTTTTACAAAGGCGGGATTACATCGACAATTGTTAACGGCACACTTAAGCCGGGAGAAACTTTAGGAATAAAGATTACTTAAATAATGCGCTGTGGATGTTCACCGATTGGGGCAACACGCCCACGAAAAGGTTGAGCCACAGATAGCATAACAGAGATTAGGGACGCTCGTTAAACACGAAGCCCAATTGACTCAATAAAATGAGTTGATTGGGCTTTTTCTTTTTTCTATGGGAAATATTTTTACATGTCCGAAATGCCAAGCGCACGAAGCGCAGATTAAATATCTGCAAGGGCTAGTTGACCAGCTTTTGCATCAGATCGCGCCAAAGTCGCCGGAGCCGGAGAAGATAGAAAAAGACGCGAAAGTTATCGCGGAAGTTGAAGGCGAGACGATTGATGATCGCGATTTAAAAAGTAGCAATTTATTTCAAAAAGAAGTTTACGGGGCTGGTTAATGGAAATCGTAACTAACATCGCAGAAAAAGAACTGGCGCAGACAGTCAAGCAAGACGTCAAAAAGCTTGACGACCGGCGCGCTGAGTTCAAAAAGCAAGCTTTAATTAACGTGATGTTTCTCTATGGGAAGCATCACTTTACTATTTCTAAGAGTCCACGCGGCCTTGACTTAACACAACAAATTGTCCTAGAAATCGAATCAAGTAAGAACGCAAGCTCTAACAAACGGACGAGCAATTATATTCTCCCATTATTCCGGTCTTTGGTTTCCCGCCTAATAAGCATGAAAGCCAACGTGCACGCCAAGCCAATGACATCGACGGAAAGAGACCGAAACGCGGCGAAGGTCAGCAAGGAAGTTGCCGAGGAATTTTGGCAAAACTGCAATCGAAATAATCCGTGGTCTGCAATGGATTATCCGGGCATGCAAGCTGTAATTTCAAAGCTTGTGCTTTACGAAATGACTCTTGGGCTTGGTTACTTAATTCCATACTTTAACCCTAAAGCGATCAGCCTCTTATATGACGACGTGCGGAAAGATGTTGTAGAAGCCGAAGCGGGCGAGGCAGAAATGAGGGTTGCAAGCCCTCTAAATGTTTACCGCGACCCGTATGGACGGTTTGCAATTGAAGAAAGATTTTTATCGCCGGAGCAAATTGAATACGAGTATACCGCGAAAGTAGAGCCTCAAAAGAAGGACGAGGATTCCGTTGAGGAGCAAATATCAAGGCTTATCGACGGAGAAAGTAAGGGCGACGATGCCAAAGACGGCGCTTTAATCCGCGAAAAATATTGCATTCCTACAGCTGACTACCCAAGAGGCCGGAAAATAGTTTGTACTGACAGCAAGGTTTTATTTGACGGTGAGCTTCCTAGCGAGTGCCGCAATAAAATACCGCTTTTCGAGTTCCGCTATCAAGACCTCGGATTCTCTTCCAGAGGGCAGGGGGCAATCGAGCAAGTCATAGACCTGCAACAAGATTACAACTTTACGCTAGGAAGAATTTATTCGTACAAAAAGTTACTGACAGGAAAAGTTCTGGCTCCGCGCGGGGCGAAGTTGTCGGCTAAGTACGACGATGAAGTAGGTCAGATTATTTATTACGCTTCTGGTATGCGCCCAAGCTATGAGGGCGGCGCAGGGGTCCCGGCATATTTTTACGAGGAAATTAAGCGCATCAGGACTGAAATGGAAAACCTCATGAACTCGCACCATTCGAGCATGGGACAAGACCCGCAACAAGTAAAGTCCGGCGTCGCTATTAGCAACCTTTCCGCGCTAGACAATCAACAAATTTCGCCAGAGCTAATCATGCTTGAACAAAAGCTAGGGTTTGCGATTGACATGGTTCTAAACATTGTTCAAGAGCGCTATAACGAACGAAGATTATTGACTATTTCTGGTGACGACATGGCTTTGGCGGTTAAGTCTTTCATAGGATCTGATTTGTTCGGGCAAAAGCGCATAAAAATAAGCATGGGCTCTGCAATGCCAAACACTCTCCCCGAGCGCCAGTCTTACATCATGATGCTTGCCGATAAGCAATACATCAGCAAGGACAGGGCAAAAGAGCTATTAGAGCTTGGGGATATAGACGGAGTATACACAACGCTTGACGAGACAGGGGCTAAGCAAGACTTGCTGAATATCATAGAGGGCGAATATCACGTTATCGCGGAACCGTGGGAAGACGCGACGGTGAGAATTAAGGTTATCAACGACTTCCGCAAAGGCAGCGTTTACCAAAAGTTACCGGACGAGACTAAGCAGAGGATTAACGATTTGGCGGCACAATATCAGGACATGCTTTTGAATGAATCGCAGGCGGCGGCAAGAATGGGCGGGCCACTTCCCCCTGCGGCATTACCACCTCAAACAGTACCAAAACAATAGGAGCGTAACAAAATGGACGAGCAAAATTTAGAGCAGGGTAACGGAAGCTTTCAAGAGAACATTGAGAGCTCTATTCAGAAAGAGCTTGCCAATGGGAATAATCAACCGGCTAGTGACCAGAATATTGAACGCAAGGAAGAAGTCGCAGAGCAAAATCCAGAAGAAAAAGCTGGAGAAAATAAAGCTGATGAGCTCATCGACTTAGAAGTCACAGACAAAGAAGGTAAGCCCGTTAAGTGGACGATGAAGCAAATCAAGCAGCTTACAAAGTTCTATTTTGATAATGCAGACACGATTGGCGGAGGCTTAAAGCTTCGGCAAGCGGCAGACAAGAATCCCGAGTTTAAGGCGTTAATGGAAAAGATTATTTCCGGTTCTTTCGACGATAAGGACAACTTCAATAAAGACTTTGCTGTTAATGCTCTTAAATCTTTTGAGGCTAAAAAGGAAGTCGTTGAAGAAAAGATTGAGAACAAGACCGATGAAATAAACGAGGCAGAAGAAGCCTTGAATGAGCTTGATCCTGACAGCCCGCAGGCGCGAGTTATGCGCACAACGATTGCGTCATTAAAGAAAGCGCGTGCTGATTATGCGGGAGTATTAAAGCAGCTTAACGATTACAAAAAGGAAATTGGCGGTCGTGTTGAAGGATTGGAAACGCAGAATAAGCAGGCCGTTGAAAGTAAAAGTAAACAAGAATACGACGAGGAAGTCAAGCGAGTTGCAGGCGTTTTCAACGCCGAACTTGGGGCTTTGCTCGATAGCAATAAACAGGGAGCGTTGGAGTTCGCAGACGAGGAAGAAAAGACCGAGTTTGAAGGTCTGTTGCGCAACATGGTTGCCAGCAATGCCGAAGAAATCCAAAAACTTCCTGAAAGCCAACAGTTGGAAGCGTTTAAGAAGTCCATAAGCACTTTCGCTAAGGCCATTTATGACAAGATTGGCAAGCGAAGAGAGCACTGGAATATTCAATACGCCAAGAAAAAAGGTTGGGTTAAACCAGAAAATCAAGAAGCTAAACCAAAAGAAGCCATTAAGGGCGATATGACCCGCGAAGGGCTTGAAGAAACTTTAGAAAAAATGCTTAGCGAAGAGTTAACAGCTAAGAAATAGGAGATTAATCAAATGTCGATCCAAATTAGTAATATTTCAGCTTTGCTGAAAAAGGTTATCAAGCCGGAGATTGTTCCGCAACTCCGCAAAGAATCTGTTTTGTACGATCAGGTTAAGAAGAATGTCGGCGTTACTGTAATGAATAACAACATTTACATCGCCGCTCGCAGTGGACGCCATACGGGGATTTACTCCGTTGCGGAAGGGACAGAGCCTTACTCTGGAAAAGCGGTTTACCAAGCTCCTGTTGCCCCGATTAAGTACTCGTTCGGCACGGTTTCCTTCTCTGACCAAGCGTTGAGCGCGGCAGATAAGCAAGGTGCAAAAGCGATCGCTTCCGTTCTGTCTGCCGAAATTATGGCTTTGAAAGATGATTTTCGCATGGATATTAACCGATGTATGCACGGTGCCGGTACTGGAAAGCTGTGTTTGGCCAATGGCGCCGGTTCTGGTACGGCAACTTTGACGTTAGACACAAATCCTAACGGCGGAGATGCAACGGAATACCTAGCTCCGGGTATGTATATCTCTATCGGTGGCGCGGCGGCTGTATTAATTTCTACAGTTGACAGCGCAACGCAAGTCACCTTGAGCGCAACAAGCTCTTGGTCTGACAATGCCGTTATTACAAAGGCATCGGCTGATGAGCCTATGGGTATCGCTGGGATTATCGACGACGGTGATAATGTCGCGACAATTCAAGGTATCGCTCGTTCAACGTATCCGATCTTCAACGCTCAAACGGAAGATACCGCAGAAGCTTTGACAGAGGCCAAGATGATCACCATGTACTTACGCGCCAAGAAAAACGGGTTTAACGCTAAAAACGGCGTAATCCTCATGGGCGAGACAATGTATAAAGCGTTTGGTGCCTTGTTGGTTTCGCAAAAACGCAATGTTGACAGCCGTCCTGTGCTTGGCGGTGGTTGGTCTGGGCTTGAGTTTATGGATGGTGTTCCTGTTGTTTTCGATCCTGATACTTGGTCTGGATACGTCCAATTCGTGAACTTGGCCGATTTGACTGTCGGTGAAATGTCTGACCCAATGGAATGGTTAGAAGCTGACGCATTCGGTGGAATCTTAATGCGCTCTTCTTCGAACCGTACTGAATGGGAAGGTACGTTGAAGTATTACTACAACTTGGTCGGGTTAAGATTTAATTCTCACGCTCGGTTGTCTGCAAAAACGTAACACTTGATAAGGGGGGTGGCAATAAACCGCCCCCCTTACAAAAATCATATGGTGAACTTTAAAGAAAATGAGTTAAGGGCAGGGCAAGCAGTCCTCGATGAAGCAAAGCGAGATAGGGCAAGCCGTCGGAAGTCTGTTAATAGCGACATAAGCGCGGCCACTTATGAAGGACTTAATTTTTATGATAGAGCGCCGGTGTCTTTGGTAATGAGCCGCTGGGAAGGCCGCCAAAAACCGGCAATCTGCTATATCTGCGGGACGAGAGGCGGGAGCATGTACGTTGAGAACGGGAACAAATTTTGTATTGAACATAAATATTTAATGCGTGCGCCAATCGAAGAAATTGAGCGAGCTAAAAAACAAATAAAGGAGCGGTTAAATGTTAAGAAATAAAACAGAAAAAGCAGTGGAAATAAAATACAACTCGATTGTTGTTGTCGTAGAACCCAATGGAAGCGTTGACGTTAGGGATTTTCGAGTCCCTTCAAATCCTGTTTTAATAAATGCCTGCGAGAAACATATTTGCAAAAAGAACCCGGGCGTTTTTGATGTTTTCACATCGGAACAACAAACAGAATTGAAGAAAGAAACATTCGACAAGATTAATGCTCTTGAGTCTGAAATTGAGGGTTTGAAAAAGCAGTTGGACGCGGCAAATAAAGCGAAAGAAGTAGCTCAAAAAGAAGCACTTAAGTATTCAAACGAGCTTACCGGAGCATTGGAGCAGATTAAGGGTCTCAAGGAAGACGTTAAAAACGTCAAGGCTAAGCTAAAGGCCGCCCAATAGACGCGTGAACAGTTGGTGTTTTGGCTTGAGGGCGGTGAGCCGCTCCCTTGCCGCCCTCTAATAAAAGGAAATTGCAATGCTTGTCAGCGCAATAGTCGATGAAATCGTAAACGAAGTTGGCGGGGATACTTCCGACACGGAATTTGTGGCCAAGGTATTCGGATTTTATAAGGCAGGGCTGCGGAGAATCCCTGCTTTTATCCGTGACCGCTTGTTTATTGTTGAAGGTTCGTTGACTTTATCTTATGGAGCGATCACGCTTGATTTATCCACGCTTTCCCCTGCATTTGTTAAAGAGCGCGCTGTCTGGTATCTCGGAACTTCCAACAAGCGCATACCGATAATTCAAGCGCAATCCCATGAAGATTTCAATATTTACTACACGCCCAATTCTTACGGAAACCCTGTTTATTACAAAATTTATGGGCGAACAATGCGTTTTAATGTTAAGGCAGCCAGTGCTTTAACTATAGGACTTGATTATTCAAAAGAAATTTCTAACGTTTTAACTTCTGACACTTTCTTTGGTACTGAGCCAATGGTTGAGGTTTCAAAAGAGATGTGCAAGCGAATTTATTACAAAGATTATGAAGAAGACAGGGCTAAGGCAAACGATGCGGCTTTAGACTGCGCCGCGCTAATGAATGAACTTGAAGCAGATTACGAAGCCCAAGAAATGGGCGGGCATGTAACTGAAATAGAATAAGGGGGTTTAAATGTCGTCTAAAGTTTTCCCGTCGAGCAGGGTTGCATCAGTAACAGTAAACACGGCTACGTTAGAGCCCGCGGCGGCTGGTGGTAATGCTGCTCTCGGTGGGATAGGGAAAAGATTGGCAATCGGAATTTCAATAAGCATCAATTAATAAGGAGAAAGAAAATGTTAAGAAACAAGGTCATCAAGTTTTTAATACCAATCTTGCTATTTGCCTCGGCAGCTTTTGCTGACGACCCACAAACAAGCTATTACGATTTTACGCGGGCAAGTGTGCGGTTGCCAGAAAAAACGGTTGCAACTTTACCAGCAGCTATTTCGGCCACAGGAAAAGTATTTATTGTCACTGACGGGACAAGTGCGAGCGATTGCACTGTTGGCGGGAGCACTTATGCTGCGTTGTGCCGATCAAGCGGGTCTGATTACGTTTCAATCGGTGGCGGTGGCGGCGGTCAAGGCGAAGACTCATCCGTTATATTCAATGTCAAGACCGAGTACGGCGCTAAGGGTGATGGGATCGAATTATATGATGGGGCGATAACATCAGGACTAACCACTTTCACATCTGCAACCGCATCATTTACTTCCTCTGATATTGGGAAAGTAATCACAATCTTTGGGGCTGGAGGAACAAATGTTGATTTGACATCAACGATTAGTAGTATCAATAGTTCAACGTCGATTGAAATCGCTAATGCCGCAAGCGCAACTGTTTCTTCATCAGTATTTCGTTACGGTACAGACGATACCGCGGCTATTCAAAGTGCTATAACAGCAATCTACAATTCAGGAAATGGCGTATTGGCTGGCGAAGTATTTTTCCCGGCAGGGATTTATCTTGTAAACGGAGCATTTAACAAAACAAATAATTCACAGATAGCTTTGCCTACGGTTAGCGGTATTGAAAAATTTGTCACTATAAAGTTTAAAGGGGCAATCCCGCCAAGTCTAAATGATCGTGCCAGTGTTGGTTCTGTTATTTTTGGTACTAAATATGGCACTAATGGGACATATTCAATGATTTCTGGTGGCAATGCGGCATTGACAAGAGTTCGCGTTGTTATTGAGGATATGTCTTTTAGGACTGTGCAGGATCCAACGCACTCACTACTTAATTTTCAATATATGGATATGGTTAGTGGGAACAATATTAGCGTTGATACATCTTACGAAAACGGGGTAACTCCCGAATTACAAACCCACAATGACTCGTATGGTATTCGTATGCCTTCCCCCGGGAATGGTAACGTCAGCATGGCTCTTAGTGGGGTAAAAATCAAGAGATTCTATAACGGGATACGGTTAACAGAACATAACCAAGTAACAGATATAATGTTCGTTTACTGTGTTAATGCGATGTACTTAGATACTTCTACCTATCCAATAAATATTGGATATGCCTCCGTTGAGCAGAGCGTTAATGCAGTCTATGCCCCAATAGGGGCAACTTATTTGAACATAGATATGCTCGATGTTGAACAATGGGGAACAGGTAATTTTATAGGTACATACACATTAAAAGATACTAGTAACTATGTCAAAGGTCAAATAACTTTTAATATTTTAGGGATAAATGGCGGTTCTCCATTTTTTCTTAGGACAGGTGGGAAGAACGTATCAACAATTTCCTACAACGATATCAGTGCTAATATAAGAAGAAGATTTAGAAGTGATGTTGCAGATGGAGTATATTTAGTAAATACTTCCGCATCCAGCACGACATCCGGTGGTGGTATTATTTTGCAACAAGACGGCGATGCCGCAGTTGGTAGTGGACATCGTTTAGGTAGCATAAACTTCTCTGGAGCGTATAACACCACTAATAATACAAATACTGCCGCAAGCATTAGAGGTTACGCCGCAGAAGCATTTACAACATCATCTACGGGTGGGGGTGATATTACTTTCTGGAACTCTCCGATAGGTTCTTCTACTCAAGCGGAATCAATGAGAATAACAAATTCTGGTAAAGTTGGAATAGGTAATACTTCGCCATCAGGTTATTTAGTTGTTACATTCCCATCTACACAAACAATCGCAGCTGGGAATACAATCGCAGGGGATGCTTGCGGAAGTCTTAAGCTTATTACTTCCGCTGGTGCAGTTACTACTGACACAACAAATACATTCACGGCGCCAGCTGCTGGGAATAAAGGGTGCATAATGCACGTATGCAATACCGGTGCAAATAATATCACTCTTGACAATAATGCTAATTTTAAATCTGCTGGAGGTGCGGACGTTGTTCTAACGCAAGATGATTGCGTAACTGTGGGTTCAACTGGCGCAAGCGGGGTTTGGTATCAATTAACGGCACTTGAGGCTAATTAGTCATGACTGACCAAGAACAATATCGCTGCGAGTCACACGAAAGACGAGTGTCAAGCCTTGAGGAGAGAGTACATGCGCAGGATACAAAGACTGAATTATTAAGAAATGACCTTGAAGCTCAAGCTAAGAACATTGAC